CAACGGACGCGCCCGTCCGCAGTGCCATCTTATCGAACAGATCACCGACAGCGGCCAGCCTTGCCGTGGCGACGGCACCGAGTGCGACAGTAGCCGCTGCCATTTTGTTTACAGTCTGCTGTGCGCTGGCCATCCCCTTGCGGAACTTGTCAGTCTTCGCGGTCAGGTTAACAACCAGATTGCCGATTGATGCCATCAGAGAATGTACCCCTCTGCTGTGCTGGTTGTCACGCCCTGTGACAGTGCAGACGGTGCGGCAGACATAACGGCGGCGGTTGCTGCGTCACGGTCCGCAGCGGTCTCTGGTGCGTCCTGCCGGTTCCACGGCATCGTCACGTCAGAGATGTCAGCATCTTTGTGAGTCGCGAGCATTTGAGCAATCAATCCGATCATTCTTTGAGTGTGCGCCACCGGGTAAATCTGGTCGAATGCTTGCCACTCCTGCCACTGTTCGTGCCCCATTGCGTCAACCATATCGGACGGGTTGACAACGTATGGCGTCCCTAGAGACAGCATCAGCGTTAACTGTCTGGCGCTGTCCCTTCTGAGTTTTTTACCGCTTCCTCTGCGTCTGTATCCGTGATGCCTGACGACTTGCTGGCTGTATTGAACAGCCGCTCAACCAGTCCGCCGTGCGACGCTCCCAACCGTGCGACCTGTTCGCCTGTGAAGATCCGCGACCCGTCATCATTCCGGCAGCATTCCGCCACCAGCCGCTCGCGAAATTCTAACAGTAGCTCGTCACGATTCGTGCCTTTCGCTTCCTTCTGGAACTGCGTCTCAAACCGTGTCCGTTCCGTTGGCGTCATGCCCCACACAGGAATCACGGCACCGTTGCCAGACTCCGGAAATGGAACGTCAGTCTTCGGACGTTTCGCTATCGTGAAGAACGCTTCCGCTGTCAGAATCTCGCGAGTCATTCAGTTCTTTCTGTGGTGTCGGTAGGTTGGTGTTCGCATCCCTGATTCCCTGTTCCCATTCCTTCATCTGCAATGATGCCGCCTGCCATTTGTCGTCGAAGACATCCGGTCCCCAACCTTCATCCGCCAGCCGTCCCAGACATTCATCGTCCGCCGGTTTCGCCACGCCCATCATGCACAAACGGTACGCATCGGGATGATCAATGACCGTTCCCTCTTTGACGATCCGATACCGACCACATGCGGAAACCTGCACCTGTTCCGGATCTGTGCGGCTGGTTGCCTTCATTGTTCGGCTCAGTTCAGACTTCATGGCTTGCCTTACGTCGCGTAGGTCGGCAGTCCGGTCAGCTTCATCCCGACCGATGACTTTACGCCGTCATCCATCGCGATTGAAACGCCGAAGCTGAACCCCGCAATTTTGAACGGCATCGTTGTTGATGCCGAATCAGCAAATGTGATTTCGCCGTCGAGTTGATTCGCTGCCGTTGTCGCTGGTGTCGTCAGACTGTCGGTCACCTGCTGATGTCCGGCGTTCGCCGGTAGCCAGAACAGTTCTGTATTCACGTTGCCCGGCTCACTGTATCCATTCCCAAGATACAGGTGACCAGCCCCTGACTGATCCAGCGTCGAATATTTGAACGTCTCAGATTCCGCTCCATCGTGATCTATGCTGATCACTTCAGATACGGCAGTGAGTACGGTTGCAACGTCGATTTTCAGTACGCTGCCTTTGGAAATTGTCGGCATGGTTTCTCCTTTTTTGGTTATCGTCGCCCGAGTTTGGCGGCTTCTTTCTCAAGAACCTGCCGTGTTTTTTGTTGTAGTTTTAAGAGTGCGGATGCACCGGATACTCCCGCCCCGATTCGAATTGCGTCAGTCGCTGGCATAGCTCCGCGACTGGCTCCGTTTTTGTTCGTTACTCGTGACTTAGTGCCCATGAAATACCAGTGAGCGTTATTCTTGCTGATACCAACACCGCCGCGTGTCGGTCCTTTTCCGCCTTTATGTTTCCCGACACCGGCCCCGACTTTCGCCTCTGTTGTTCCAAATTTCTTCCGCCGCTTGAACCGTGATGCTATCGTTTTCTTCGCTGACGAGTTCGGCGTTGCCGCTCGCATCGCCTTTCGCATTTCAGCAAGCCCCGCCCGAACACCAGCGGCGACAGCTTTAACTGATGCTTTGCCGCCGAGTTCCTTTAGTGCCCGGTCCAATTCCTTGTCGCCAGTCAGGAACGTAGTCGTTCGTTCAGTCATACCGCATCTCAGTCCCCGACAGATCGAACCCGTTCGGCTTAACGACCGTGTACGCCGTCGCACCGTCCGCCCGCGTTCTGATCCTGTACTGCGTCCGGCCCGTGTCTGACCAGTCCCAGTGACTCAGGCCCATGTCCATATTCTCGACGGTGTACGTGTGAGTCGTTCCGTCTATCACTCGCGCGATCGTGTCGCCTATCGCTGGGTCACCTAGTGTCAAAGCGTTAGCCTCGATCAGCCAGTCAACCAACTCGACAACACTTTCTGCGCCAGCGTTTCCGATTGTGCCGTAGCGTAGTTCGCCCTGTATCGCTCTGGAAATCGTGATACTGGTTGACGCTCGCGTGTAGGTGACGGACGCCCCGGCGATGTGCCGGGATGCCCGCATTCCTACTTTCAACGCTCGCTCATGTGCGGACAGCGTCATCGTTTACGTTTCCACTGCTTCAGTGATCGTGATCGCGTCCGAGGTGAACAGCGGCACATTGAACGCCGATTGCGGAAACGGTGCCGGTGCGCCGGTCGGATTGGTTGCCGTTCGGCCTTGCTGAAGTTCTTTCAGCATCGTCCGATTGGTCACCATGAAATCAGGACCGCCGCCCGATGGAAACGCTGCCAGCACGTCGCTGATCAGATCGTCCGTCAACGGCTTGCTGTCGGTCGTCACGCTCAGATTGGCGATTCGTCCTGCACTGTACTTTCCGCCCAGCTGGAGCCCGATATACATGCTCGCCGGAACATAATATACAGGATGATTCGTGTCGTTTGCTTCAGTGACGATAGCGTCACCGATCTCAACGCCGCGAGCCATTGGGGTTACGAGCTTCACGTCGTTGTCGCCCGTCTTAATCGCGTACAGACTGGACTGTTCTGACGCGGTTGTGCCACCCGCACCGATGACCATATCGTCAGCCAGTGCGTCGAGATTCGACGAACCGAGCAGCCCGACGAAACCGGCAGAATCGCCGGGACTGGTCACGCCGTAGATGACCTGCTGTTCAAGAGCGAACAACGCCGCGTTCAGATGCCGAACACCTTCACGGGCGATTAAGTCTTCCGGCCCCCTTCGCCACGCATTTGCCACGGCGAAGTCAACACGCCATGAGAAGTCAAGAATCGTGCAAGCGGCAGACACCACGGTATCAATGGAGTGATCGTAATCACGGCCCGCGTTCGCCGCTCGAAATCCGACTACGGGTGAACCAGTGAACGTATTGTACTTGTGAGTCTCCGAACCGTCGGACGTGTCGGAGATCGGAAGACGTGCCACCAGCGGCGAAGCGTTCAAGACTTCGCTGGTCGTGGTGTCATCCACATCGAGAGCGTCGGCGACGAAATCCGCCACCGTCAAAAGATCGTTAGCCATGAGTTCAGTTCCTTTGTGAGTTGTCAGGCGTTGCCTGTGTTAGTTTTCTTCGTAACTGCGACCAGAGATTCTGATCTTGCTGCTCAGTCCGCCCCGCTTCGGCTGTGGCGAATCGTTGCCTTCACCATATTCCGCCGGCTCAGATTCGCCGGTGTCGATGCTGTTCAGCGTTTCCTGAAGTTCGCCGACCTTCGCCTGTAGAGCGTCGATCTTTGCGTTGAGTCCGCCGATGTGGCGTGATTGTGCGTCACTGAAGGATAGCCCCTCAGCGACCCACTCAGCCGCACTGGTTGCGCCGAACGCCTCCGTAAATCGTGCCAGTTCCGCTGCGAATTCCTCGCGAACGTCCGCCGCACTCAACTGTGGTTCTTCTGCCGGTGTCTCAACCGGCGTTTCATCTTTCGGCATGTCGTCACCTTTCGTGACTAGGGTTAAATCGTGGCGAGAAAGAAAGCGAGTCACTGCCGCAGATACGCGGTCAGCGTC